GTGTGTATTGGAACGACAAGACTGCTAGTGGTGTGACCAGCAAGTATCGTCAAGGTCAAGGTTTCATCACGAACTTGGCTCCTACCGTGTCACCTGATGCTCCAGTATGGGTTTCCCCTATGGAAATCGCTGTGGACGGTGCTTACACTGACGGCGTTGGTGCTATCTAAATGAAAATGGGGGCTTCGGCTCCCATTTATCTAATCAACAAGTCATATCATGAGAACAAATGAAGATGTTTGGTCAAAAACAACAGAAGAAAAGTTGATGAGTTTATTGGCAGATGAAGCCAAGAATGCTGCTATCCTTGATTCTGTGACACAAACAGTAAAACAACTCAGGTCAAAATCTAGTTTTAGGTTAGCGATAATCAATCAACTACTAGATGATAACGACCAAACAACAACAAGATAAATAACTCTATAGGATATGTTTCCTATACAATAAATCATTTAACAAGAAAGTAAACAAATGAAACTAAGTCAACTCGTAGCCGCCCCACAACTAATTGAAATCTCTATTGATGATGAGGCTACCATTGCCAAACACGGTGAAGCGATTACATTCCACACATGGGACCGCCAACCGATGACTACATTCATGGCACTCGCTAGTGCTACTGAGGGTGGGGCAAGTGGTATTATCAATATCGTCAAAGACTTGATTCTTGATGGTAATGGTGTTCCGGTACTAACTGGTGACTCTATGTTGCCAACTGATGTCCTTATGAAAGCGATTGCTAAAATCACCCAAATCTTGGGAAACTAACTAATTCCGTAATAAAAGAGGGGTCAAAAGAGTTAGCGATGATTCTAACTCTGGACACAATGGGTGAACGGTATGGTATGTTACCAAGTCAGATTCTGTCAAATGCCTCAACCCTAGACCTCTATATTATGGACACTGCTATATCTTATCATAATCATCAACAGAAGGCTCAAGATAATAAAGCCTCATTAGATTACGAACAATCAGACTTGGTGGCGGCAATGGAACGAACCCGTAAACACCGAGAGGCACTAAAAAATGTCAAATAATATCGGACTCAGTATAAAGATTGATGCCCGTGGTCTAAAAAGTAAGTTAAAGCGCTGGACCTTTCAGGTTGAACAACTACCTGAAAGGGCTTTAGCCCAATTCATCAAAGAAACTCCAATCAGAACTGGCAACGCTAGGCGTAACACAGTTCTCCAATCAAAAAACACCATATCAGGAGAGTACCCATATAGTAGGCGTCTTGAAAATGGCTGGTCAAAACAAGCCCCAAATGGTATGGTAACACCTACAGAAAAATGGCTAACAAAAGAATTCAACAGAATATTTAAGAGGTAAAAATGGCTGATATCAATGTATCAATGGGCGTAGACAATACTGGCGCTCTAAAATCACTCAAGCAAGTTGAAAATAGTATTGACAATCTAGTCAATAAGTTCAGTAAATTACGCTCAGTTGCCGTTGGTATCAAGGTAAACACTGGTGACGCTATCAATGAAATAAAATCTATTCAAGACAAATTGAATGGGTTGAACGCTAGCGTGGCTGGTAGTATTAAATTAGATAATACTGAAGCCATCAAGGCAATCAACGAAGTACGCTCAAAATTAGCTAGTTTGAATCTAACTACTTCTGGTAATGTCGGGGTAGACAGTAGTGCTGCCGTTGCCAATGTTAAGAAATTAGAGGCAGAAGTAGCGTCATTATCAGCGATGCTCAATAACAGAAATAAGGTTCAAGTAGACACCAAGAGTGCTGTATCTTCATTGAAGGCTGCTCAGTCCGAAGCAAAGTCACTGAGTAATTCAATGAGTGGATTGAAGTCTGCTATTGCTGGTATAGGAATAGCAACTATAATAGCTCAAGTAAACGGAATGGCGGTTACAGTAACTAACCTGAGTAGAGCTACTGGCATTGGTACATCAACAGTAAAAGCCTATGGTGATGCCATCGCTGCTAGTGGTGGTGATTTCCGTGGTGGTGTTGAAGATTTAACTGACCTAACAAAAGCTATTGATGATGCTCGTAAAGGCAATAGCGATGCTCAAATAAGTTTTGCTCAACTAGGCATAGGATTAAAGGACCTATCTGTACTTTCTGAAGAAGATATCTTCAAGAAAACTATAAGTGGACTAGCCTCAATTCAGGATGCCAGCAAGCGAACAACAATGTCAATGGCGCTGTTGGGTGGGGAATTCAAGAAGGTAGATATCCAATCAGTATCTAAATCAATGAACGCTGCTGGCGGTGGCGGTGGCGCTAATGTAAGTGCTATTAAAGCGGCATCTGACGCTCAAAAAGCAATCTCTGATAACATGATTAAGTTACAGACTGCTATTTTAAATGTTATTGAACCGCTAAACAAACTGATATCTAAAATTGATGTGAGTACGGCGGCTTTTGAATCTTTCATCAAGTTTGTAGGTTATGCTGCTGCCACATTCTTGTTATTCACGAAGGTATTAGCCCCTGCCAACGCCGCTTTGGGACTATTGAATCGTAGTGCTGTGGTCATAGGTACTACAGTTACATCTGTACTACTAAGCCCATTGGCAGCATTACGAACAGCATTTATTGGAATAACTGGCGTAATTGCCAGATTTGCTGGATTCCTACTAGGACCATTAATAACGGCTTTTAAACAACTACAAATAATTTTGTTAGGAGCTTCCACTCTTTTAAGGGCGGTCGGTATAAGTTTTGGGTCATTAGGTGCTCTAACAACAATTTTTGCTGGTGGCATAACAACAGTTATTGTGTCGCTAGCTAAATTTGTTTTACGAATGGCTGGTGTAGTCGGTATTGTCATTACGGTTGTTCAAGCGCTTGATGCTCTAATAGAGTTGTTCTTTGGCTTCTCAATTATTGATGATTCAATAGCGTACATAAAGAAATTATGGAATAGTATTGATGGTATTGGTGGGGCGTTCACAATGCTGGCAAAATTGATATTGTCACCAATATCAATGTTGGATTACTTATTTGAAAAGATGGCTGGATTCTCAGCATTGGATTGGGTAAGCGAAAAAGTTGGTGGGTTGACAGGATTATTCAAACTATTCTTGAAAGCTGTATTCCTACCAGTAACTGCTATTGATGGACTAATAAACGCCCTGACAGGATTCTCTATATTTGATTGGTTGGATGAAAAACTTGGTGGTATCTCTGGTGCCTTTAAGTTACTTGCCAAACTATTATTCATTGTACCCACGGCTATTGATTTCTTACTACAAAAAATAACTGGATTCTCTATATTTGATTGGGCAACTGAAAAACTTGGCAACATGACGAAGGGGCTGAAGGAAGTATTGGGTCTACAAGCAAAAGTAGGAACTCAAGCTGATGTCCGTAAAGTTGACAACAAGATTGCTGAAGATAATCCAGAAATCTTCAAGATGCCAAAGAAAGAAGATGATAAGGGTAAGCCAGTAATTGATGCCCAGCGTGGTATTCGTATTGAATTACAAAAAACATTAGCCGCTTACCAAGACCAGAATGCTGAATTGTCCAGAACTATGGCGTTTCAAAATCAAATGATTGGACTTGATGACGATGCTATCAATCGTAAGCAGAAATTGTTTGACCTTGAATCTAATTACCTTGGCCAGATAAAGGCGCTCAAGGACCAATATGTAGCTATGAGGGATGCTGCTGCCAATGGCACTGACGAAGAGAAGAATGCTTTCTCAGCATTCGCCTCACAGTATGCTGCTTTTGCTGGTAAGATTACCGCTGAATACAACAGACAGAAAGTTCAAGTCAATGATTTGATAAGTGCTGAAGAAGTACTTAAAGACCGTGAAAAACAAAAACTCATTGTCATTGAAGCCATCACAAAACAGATGGAGCGTCAGGCTGCTCTTGGCGACATTATTCGTGGAATCAACGATAAGACAGTAGATATGAAGTTTGAAGCCAGCTTGAAGGGCTTAGACCCATACAAGGCTGAAATCGCTCGTATCAACGAAGAGGCTCGTAAAGGGGCGTTGGAAGCTGGAAGGTCATTCGCTGACCAATTTGCCACTGATGACCCGCTAGGATTGACTCCTGAAGATACTATGAGTTTGGCAAATGGACTGGAGTTGATTGCTCAAAAGTACAAGGCTATTTCTGTACAACAAATCAAACAACTAGATGAGTCAAGAACATGGAAATCTGGATGGGATGAGGCGTTTGAGGCTTATGCTGATTCTGCCACCAACGCTGCTAATATGGCTAGAGATGCCTTCTCTTCATTCAGTAGTGGTATGGATAAGTTGATTGACACCTTCGTGACTACTGGTAAATTCGCTTTTGGTGATTTTGCCAAGAGTGTGATTGCTGACTTGATTAAGATTGAGTTGAAGGCACAGGCTATGTCAGCGCTAAAGATGCTAACTGGCGGTAATGGTATTAGCGGGGCTATGTCCACAATAGGTAGTTTCTTTGGTGGATTCTTTGCTGAAGGTGGACAGCCACCATTGGGTAAAGCCAGTATTGTTGGTGAAAAAGGTCCGGAACTATTCGTTCCTAAGAGTGCTGGTACAATCGTTCCTAATGGTGGTTTTGGTGGTGCTACGGTACAACAACCAATTATCAACAACAATACATATGTAACAAACAATGTGAGCGCTGTAGATGCTAAATCAGTGGCTCAACTATTCCAAGAGAACAGAAAACAACTGTTTGGTGTAATAGAGACAGCAAGAAAAGAAATGCCGGGGAGAACTAGATAATGAGCGGATTACAATCAATTATAGATAATAGCGACAGCATTGACATCAATCGTCGTCGTGTGGTAGGTGTTCAATTTACAAGAAACGAAATTGTACGAACTTCCGAAACACCAACAAGAAACACTTGGAAATTCACGGTGAATCAGAATAATGGTTTTCCTTATGAAACTTCAAGAGCAATATTGGAAGAACTAGACAGATTGGACAGGTCCATACCACAATCTGTTTCGTTTGGCTCAAATCCTAAGATGAGTTGGCTATTCAGATATCAAGGTGACATGTCACCAGCGAACATAGCCACCATCACAGTGTCGTCATTTATTGGTAACCAACTGATATTAAATATGCCCGGTGTGTATATTCCGGGCAGTAAAATATTTTTACCAAACGATTTTATTCAGATTGGTGGGTTTCACTTCCCGTTCACATCTACCGGAACATATACTGGCGCTGATATCGTGGCGAATAAGCTGACAGTAACTACACATCGTCCTAACTTCATACCAAACAATGTGGTCAATCAACCTATTGTGGTGGGTGCTGGAGTACAATTCAAAGTATTGTGTACGAACATGCCAACATATAGATTGGTTCCGGGAGCGTTTCGTAGAGGCTCCGATGGTACTGTAATGAATAACGCCAGAATTGAATTTGATGATTCGTTTGAGTTCGTTGAGTACACGGGATAAATATGAATAAGGAAGTTAACAAATTATGAGCACATCTATACCAGAGGTAGTTGATACCTCTAAGATAACCACATGTGAGTTTGTAGAGTGGATTAAGTATTCATACGATACCAACACGAATTCATATCAATCAACAAGATATACATTTTCAAGTAGTTACAAAGACGAAACCTTTACGGTTGACGGCGTCCCATCAACATTTGAATGCTTGGGTGGATTATTACAAGTCGGTACTCAACAGCGTGACCTCAAAGTAACTGGATTTGACACCAGTATTATGTTGTTGGGTATTGACCCTGCTGAAATATACAGAGTAGTTGACCGTAACACAAAGGGTTCTAAAATCAGAATCTGGAGAGGATTCTACAATGACCAGTACATGCTTACTGATACCTATCTACGGTATACGGGCATCGTAACTAGTTACGCTACCAACGAAGATTATCAAGTTCTGGACAATACAACTAACCTAGTGCTTAGTTGTAGTGCTACCAAATATGTTTTGGAAAACCTCTTTAGTGGTCGTAAAACAAATGATGAGAGTTGGAAGATTTTGAACCCCGCTGACACAAGCATGAACAATGTGGTAGCCTTGGCTGGTGTGAATTTTGACTTCGGTAAGGTAGGGGCGGCAGTAGCGGCATCTACTACTGCCGTTACTGGCGGCAAAGGCAGCAAGGGGTAATTATGGGTTTATTGAGTTCAATTAAAAAGGGTTTCAACGCTGTTGTTGGAACCGTAAAAGCTATTATCAAGAACCCTGTTCTTGCTATTGCCGCTGTTGGCTTGGCTATCTACGCTCCGGGTCTTGCTCTCAAGATGCTGACAACGATGACTATCAGTAGTTTCGTTATGGGGGCAATAGCACCTGAACAAAAAGCAACAGAAGGTAATAGTGGTGTTTCTGGCACTCCAATGACTTTGATGCCAGATACCTCAAACAAACTGCCAGCAGTGTATGGTAAAGCGTTCTTGAGTGGCATGGTTACTGATGCTAAAATCTCAACAGATAACCAAACAATGTGGTATGTGATTCCGCTATGTGAATCACCATCTTCAGGTGCTATTACTTTTGGTGAGTTGTATTGGGGTGAAAGAAAACTAACCTTCTCCGGTACTGAAGCTGGTAGAGTTGTAAGTTTTACAAACAACTCTGGCCAAGTAGATGCTAAAGTAGATGGTAACATGTGGGTTTATTTCTACAACAATGGAAGTAATTCACCTACAAATGGAACTACAAGTACTGCTATTTCAATCTTGAGTGATGCTACCATTTCAGCAGCAGCAAGATGGGACGCTACAAAACTAATGACGAACACAGCATTCGTTATTGTCAAACTAATATACAGTCAAGATGACGGTATTACTGGTTTGGACCAACTTAAAGTTGAAACATTCAACAACCAAACTGGTATTACTGATGGTTACAAACCCGGTAGTGCCATGTTGGATTATCTAATCAATGACAGATATGGCGCTAACTTAGATATTGAAGATGTGAATCCTCAGAGTTTCTATGACTTGGACGCTTATGCTGACCAGCTAATTACCTACACTCCTGTTGGTGGTGGTACTGCTACGCTACCACGATATCGTTTCAACGGTGCTGTAGATACCAGTTTGACCATCATGACCAACCTACAGATGATGGCTGACAGTTGTGATTCTTACATTCAGTATAATGAAGCATTGGGTCAATGGAGCGTTATCGCTAATAAGGCGTATGACCAGTTCCCGAATGCTGTAACTACCGGACAACTATTCAAATTTGATGACACCAACATTATCGGTGGTGTCAACATCACCCCACTTGATTTGAATTCAACTCCTAACGCTGTGGAAAGTAAATTCAGAAACGGTAAATCCCGTGGACGAGATGATTACGCTTATGCTACTACGCCTGACCGTCTAAAATCATTCAATGAACCGTTCAATCAAATGACGATTTCATACTCCTATGTGGATGACAGTGTCCGTGCTCAGTATCTAAGTAACAGAAAACTAGAGCAAGCCCGTGCTGACTTCGTTGTTGATATTACCGCTGATTATAGCGCTATCCAAGTTGATGCTGGTGATGTGGTCACGCTAACTTATCAACCTCATGGTGGTGGTGGATTGTCATGGACAAACAAACCATTCCGTGTACTTCAAGTTCAAGAAGAGCGTAACGATGCTGGTGATTTGATTTGTAAATTACAGTTGAGTGAGTATTCCAGTCAAGTTTACGATAACTGGACTATTCAAGATTATACACCACCAACCGACAATTATATAACAGACCCAACCATCATCTCTACTCCAGATGCTCCTACGCTATTGAATATTCTGCCAAGTGCTGATGTTCCAAGTTTTCAAGTGAGCGCCGTAGTACCTTCAAGCGGTGTTGTGTATGGAATGGAGTTTTGGTACGGTCCTACCATAGATATTGTCAACAATAACTATATCCTATACGATACTCAATCATCTAGTAGTAAGAGTCAGTACTCCGCTGGAGATATTGAAACTATAACGGTCACTGGCTTGGTTGCTGGTACATATTACTGGAGAGTACGGGCGGCTGGTACACAGACAAAGAGTTTATACAGTAACAGTGCTAGTTTGAATTGGTCACCTGTTGTTGTAGCACCATCTAGCGCTGGTACAAACTTTGAATGGAACCCAACTGCTTTATTCTGCCCAAGTAACAGCGATGGTACAGTGACTACTGTAGGTCAATCGGCTGAATTATATCTACGAATTGGTGCTCAGATTGTTCCAATGTGGGACAAAACTGGTGTCCAACCCGCTGAAACTTGGTATGTAGATACCATTTCACCAACGGTTGGACTCCAGACAAGTGCCATCGCTTATGATTATGTTTCAGACAAGGTGTCATTTACCGTTACTGGATTGACTGTTGACCAAGGAACTGCTACACTTAGCGATGCCTACTACAAGCCTGTGAGTGGTCCTAATATCAATTTGGGAACTACATCAATTCTTGTAACTAAGGTAAAGGCTGGTGTAACTGGTGCTACGGGTATTGACGGTACTAAATCGGTTTTTGTTGATTTGTGGCAATGGTCCGTTACTCAGCCATCAGCACCTATTGGTTCATCTACATTTACTTGGGCAACTCTAGAAAATACATTGTATACTGGTGCTGACGGGTGGGCTGTAACACCACCACTTAACCCCGGAACTACAAATGCTGTATTATGGGTGGCATCTCGTGGTATTACCAGTGCCAGCACGGCAACTACAGCAAACATTGATTGGACCCAAACAGGTACTACTGTTGGGGCGTTTACACGAAATGGCAGTGATGGTGCTATTGGATATCAATCAGCAACCACTACTCTATATCAGTGGGCATTGACAACTCCTACTATAAGTGGGACATCAACTTATACATGGGCTGATGGTACTACAGGTACAGGGTACAGCGCTGGCTGGTCAACAAGCATACCTGCTATTCCAAGTTTGGGTTATACCCTATGGGAAGCAAAAGTAAATTTGAATGCTTTGGCTACCGTGGCTACATCGTCTGTTGATTGGACTACGGCTTCAATTTTAAGTTCAGGTTATTCTGGTACTAACGGCACTAACGGTGAAGCGTCAGTTATTATAACAATGCTAAGAGCCGAGGATGTATACGCTACTGCCGCCGATGGTACTGGTGCTGTTTTAGTAAATAACGAAATCAAATTATATAGTGGTTCCACACTATTAACAAGTGGTGTAACCTATGCTGGTGGTGCTGTAAGTAATGGTGTAACTGCTACTGTTGGCGCTGCTACTGGTGTCGTATCCTTTTCTGGAACTTGGACTGGTGACACGGCTTCTTGGACATTTACTGCTACATATGCTGGTAAAACTTATAGTATTGGTTATAGGATTGCCAAGAGTATTGCTGGACAACCTGCTGTTTTACCAGATTTGGTTAGTGAAACTGATGTGATTGCCGCTGCCGCTGATGGTACTGGTTATACACTTCCAACAGGTAATGAGTTAAGATTATACAAGGGTGGAGTAAAGATTACTTCTGGTGTGGTATACGCTGGGACTACAACTAAGAATGGATTGACCTTAACAATCAACGCCTCCACTGGTATTATAACCATGAGTGGTGCTGCTTGGACTTCATCAACTGAATCATTCACGGTAACAGCAACTTACAATAGTGAAACTTTCAGTGCCATTTATACACTGACAAAAGCAAGACAAGGTAACATTGGTAACAATGGTGCTAGGACTGCCGTGTTGGATATGTACCAATGGGCTACTACCAAACCCACAGTATTCCCTAGCGGGACATCAACTTATACATGGTCTAGTGGGCAATTCACTGCCCCTGCTACGCCAAATTCATGGACTATAACTCCAACTGCTGGTGCTGCTGGCCAAACATTGTATATCACTCGTCAGATTTACACAGACAGTTTGACTACTCTTACAAGTTCTGTAGTGTGGGCTGCTTCAGTAGCCAGTGTTGTAGGGGTGTATGGTACTAACGGTTTGCCGGGTTCCAGAACAGCAATTCTTGAAATGTACCAATGGGCTGCTAGTGCTCCTACTACATTTCCAGTAGGGGATTCAACTTACACTTGGGCTACCGGAGCGTTTACAGCACCAGCAACACCAAACGGTTGGTCGGTAACTCCCGGAGCATCTACACCCGGTTATAATCTTTATGCTGTCAAGTTGGTGCTGACTAATTCAACATCAACAGCCACGGACACGGCTACATGGGTAAGTCCAAATACACCTTATATCATTGGCTACGCTGGTAATAATGGTGGTACTGGAAATCAAGGTGCTAGTGCTCGTCGTGCTTACACAAGAATTCCCGGTAGCCCATCACCAACATCAGGAACTATAACTGACTCTGGTGATACTAGACCTACACAAACTGAAAGTAATACTACTTGGGGATTGAATTATGCTTGGTCAGCTACTGACCCTGACCCTACTTCCACGAATAGTTTGTATCAAACTGATGGTATTTACGACCCTGCTACTAACCAAACTGTTTGGGATACTCCATATCTAAGTAGTTTACGAGTTGGTACGCTAAGTGCTATTACCACAAACACTGGTAACTTGAATGTATCAGATAAAATAACAGTTTCAACTACTGGTAATATCGTTGGTGGACAAACAGCTTTTGACACTGGAAACGGTTTCTTTTTGGGATATAGTGGTTCTGATTACAAGTTTAGTATGGGTAGTCAAACTGGTAGTAAATTAACTTGGGACGGCTCTACTTTAAATATTCAAGGTGATATTAAGAGTAATAACGCTCAGGTTGGTAACACCACATCTGCTGGATATTGGCTACAGCAATCTACTGGAGATGCTCACTTTGCTGGTAATGTGTATATTGGTAGCAATTTGGTAATCGCTGGTGTATTGTCTAAAGGGGTTATCAATGGTAACGCTTTACCAATGACATTGAATACAGTAGCACCAGTAGGATTCACTTATGCTAACCCAACAAGTTGGACTACGCTAAATGCTAAAGCGGATTATCCTTATTCTGCTGCTGGCACATTGAAGAATGTGGGTAGATTAGCAACAGTTACATATACCCCAAAGACTGAATACTTTGATGTCGGAGCTACATTCCCTAAAAGACTTATCAGAGTTTCTTACAACTCAACATGGTCTGACCCAACTAACGGAACAGGTCCGGACCTATTGGTTTATTTGAATGGTAAAACTTTTGGTGGAACTGTACCATTAGATGATACTATGAATTTACAAACTCAAGGTCCGACCGCTGCCAATCCAAACGGTGGTTGGACTTTGGCTACTAGAGGTATTATTATTGGTAGGTCACTGCCTAACGGTGGTATACAAGTTACTGTTGAATTTATTGATACTAGTCCCGCTACTAGATTTTTTAACGGAATCAACTATTTTACTGCTGTTTTGGTAAAGGGTTCAACATCAACTGGATTCTCAACATTGGCTACAAACATAGAAATGACTGTACAGGAGACATATTGATGTATCTATTATATGATGACTCGGGAACCATCACAAGTATTGATTCACACGAACCGGGTCCAATTTTCAAATGGATTTATATTGACCATGTGCCTTCAGATGTACAAGAGCAATATTGGGTAGTCGGTGGCAATCTTGAAAAAAGACCAGTACCACTGATTGTTGAGTATCCTTATGCTATATCCAGAATTACTGAATATGATATTGCCACCCAACTAGAATTGATTGTTGATGATATAAATGATGGTGTATTCGGTGAACCTGCTAAAAATGGTAGGTTCATGGCTTACATTAAAAACATCAAGTCCAAGTACCCTAAAAAATGATAACTTTATTGTTATTTTATTACTAGCACGATAGCACGATAGCGGCGATTATTTCAGTTGTCGCCATGAATACAATGGAATAAAAATAAAAATAATTTTACTGACCTCCATGTGAAAATCACAAAACATCGTGCTATCGTGCTATCGTGCTAAAGTTGTCGTAAGTTGTTGATTTCATTGAGGTTTTTACTAGCACGATTTTAGCACGATAGCACGATCATCACACTACCCGTGTAAAGCAAGATAAATACTTTAGTATTCATCTATAAATCATCAACTCAAAAAGATAAATAACTTTAAGATTGGTTGATTGTAATCCCATCACTTGGCTGTTGCCAGA